TTACCTGTTGAAGATTTAAACAATACACCCATACCATTAATTCTAATATAAAATCTTAATAATTTCTCTAGATCTTTTTCAATAGGTATCGTAATTGATTTATATTTTGAGCTTGTTTTAAATTCGTTCAATTCCATAAACATAGAGTTTTTATTTATTACTAAATGATTTCTTGATTCTTTTTCTTCTTCTGTTAATTTATTATATGTTCTTTTATTTATTACCTCCATACCCGCTACGTCATTACGTAATGGTAATCTAGTATATATATTGAATAAAATGTATGATTGTATTAGAGCCTTATCTTTTGCAGTCATATCTTCTTTTTTTTTTAATTTTTTACTACGTATTTCATTACCCATATCTTCAATCATTTTCATTACCTCCTCGATAGGTACAAGTTTTTCTTTTTGTTTGTCGCTTACTATTCCAGTCGCATTTTGTTCTTCATACATTTTGTTGTATTGATTTCTAATTTCAACATATTTTTTAATTAAAGGGTCTTTATCATTATCTTTTGATATAGCCACCAAATATACTATAATTGAATTAAAATAATTCCTACGACTTGTATAATGTAATTCACCTAATTTTTCTTTTACTTCTTCAGGGGTTTTTAAGAAATTAAAATTATCAGTATCAAACATTTTTTTTAATTTTGTAAGGTTAGCGGTATACATTTTAACCGTTGATTCTTTTGCGTTGGGTCTAGACTTTGAAATAACTTCATTAAGATTTTCTTTATCACTCATTATATATTTATAGTATATAATAAGATTTTAAATAAAACGAATAAAAAATAATATAATTATGCATAATCAGGGTTAATATCAACACCTATATAATTTCTATTTAATAATTCACACCTATCACCTACTATATTATTATGGTGAGTCATATCTAAAATAGTATCTTCTTCATTACTATAAGTTTTAATAAAATAATCAATCATTTCGTCTGGTCTTGTAATACCATTACCTTTACCTTTTCTAATAGGGTATTCTAAAAATGTAGTAGGGTATTTACCTACATGACCTTCTTCTTTTACGTATTCATTTGGTTTATTTACACCAGCTTCACCCCAGTATGCATTTTTACCACCATATTTTACATTTCTTTTATTGACAAACTTTGACCCTACCATTTGAGGGTTATATGTACCAGTTTTTTTATAGTATATAAATATTTCTTCTACATTTCTTAATGGTTGATATTTAACAGATAAGAACCCTGTAGAGTTTGATTTTAACCACGAATAATTATATTTAGGTTTTTCATATTTTATTAATTCATAGGTGAATGGTATTGCAGAATGTAATGCGATTATACCATTAGGTTTTAATACTCTCCACATTTCTTTGAATAATATATTCCAGTCTAAAACACTATCCCATTTCGCTTTGGTTTGAGAACTAAATGGTGGGTCTGTATATATAAAATCAATTTTATTTTCTTCTATACCTTTAATTACTTCATGTATATCACCTTTTATATATTCTAACATTTATAATATATATTATATTTTTAAATTCAATATCGAACTTACTTGTAAAATGCGTCAACCTTACCGTCTACAATAGTCATAATCTTCTCGGTTTCAATCCAACAACGTGAAACGTAAGGGGCTTGGGCGGTATTCAACCCAGATATTTTAGAATGAAGTTCAAGACCACGACTATCAACTCGACCACCGTCATTAAAGCGGTATGCAGTATAGAACTGTTGACCCTGAAGTTCAGCGTTATTAGTTCCACCAACTACATGACCTTCAAACTTCTTATTAGCAATAGAATAACCCTGACGTGCATACATAGCACGCTGAATATGCGGTACACCACCCTCGGCCTCTTGAACCCCATGATAATGAAGAGCAGAGTTTGAACGGTCAATAGGGTAAATGAATCTATCATTTTTTCTAAAATTAGAGGTTAATTCACCATATACACCTTTACCAGTAGATTCAGGGGCGATAGCACGGTAATCACCAAGAGACGTCTTAATAGGCCCAGACGCACTAATTTTTTCACTTGTAATAGATACAATCGCTTTTTCAACCATACGCCCAGCACCTCCAACATTTCTAACCTGATTCTCCCACGCAGTAGCGTCTGCGAGAGTAGTTTTAGTAAGACGAGGTTCTAAAAACGAATAAGAATACCCAGTATTTTGAGACCTGTATTTATCCATTTCGTCGCCAGATAAAAAGGTGTAATCAGCGATAAGGCGGGTTTCACTCTGTTTAATTGTAAATGGTTTAGTTTCGTCGCCCCCTGAAGCGATACATACACGTTTATCTGGGTCTGCAAGGGTAATTTCTAGTTCGACCGCTTCGTCTATCATAAAGAGCGGTAATTCTTGATTACGTATACACGGTGCGAGGTCGTCGAGAGAGATAGAAAATACTGGCTCACTATTCAATTTCATAATATCATTCATAAGTAATTGAGTATCAGTAGCGGCTGTATCGTCTACAACTAATTCTTTACCATTATCTAGAAAGACTGCGTCGCTTTCATTCTTACCGTCAGTATAAGCCACACCCATGGCGAGAGCCCTACCTGATAGAAATTGTTCTCTTTCTTTAATAACTGACTGGTCTAAAAACTTTGACTTGTAGCCATGGTAATGACCCCAGTCTTGAACTTCACAGATAGTTTTACCACCTACCTTAAAAGCGACACGGTCAACAATAGCACCAATACCTACAGAAAGGGGTAGATAACTTTCTGTATCAGGTTTAGTAATTTGAAAAGCAATACGAGATTGAGGGTTTAATAGACCTTTGTTAGTAAAACGAAATCTAATAAAACTTTCACTCTGTACCACCGGTTCAAGAATATCAGTATCAATACGTTGGGTGGGGTCAGTCATTTGAGGCCCAGCACGAAGAAAATCGGGTTTAGTAAATTGAGACATGTTTATATTTATAACTTAATAAATATAAAAATTAATAAATAAAAATGTAAAAAAATTAAGTATAGAATTTAAAATATCCATGTATTTAAATCATTATAGGGTTCATTATCTTCTATCGGGGATAGTATTTTACATTCGATATCGTGTAGTTCATATCGGTCTAATTTTTTAAAACATTCTTCTTTATCCATGTTAAACGGGTCACCGCCGTAAAGTGCAGTCCCCCCCATACTGTCGCTTAAAATATCGTGTTTAAAACTTAATATACTTAATAGAAAAGTATTCATTACTTCGGTATATTTTTCTTTATTGATTAGTCTTTTCTTTTCTTCTCTATCTTTCTTCATTTCTTCGGTTCGAATATTTAGAATAAGGCTCATAATATCATTAGGTAGATAGTTCATATTTTTCTGGTTATTCATTATTATTATAATTAAGTATAGAATTTAATCTTTATATATCTTTAATTTTCTCGATTTTTAATTTACGAAATAACCTGAACCTGACCGCCTCCACCAAATACAAGAGTATTCTTATGTTTTACAAAAACGTATGCAGAGACAGGGTTATCGTCTTGAAGGTCAAGATCCATTTGAACCCCCCACGCTTCACGACTAAAATCAGCCCCGTCGCTACCTAAAATATCGTATGCGACACCTACACCCCAGTTAAGACCACCTTCTAGAACACCTACGTCAGTAGACGACCAGTTTTTATTGGTGTTAACAGGTGATACAAGTGTATGACTTAATTTATTAAAGGGCATTACTGCATTCATAAAGTTTCTAATAACCTGCGGGTCAATCTGTTTCTTATTACCTACTGTTTTGAAACTGGTATCAATATTATAGTCTAATGGGTAGCGAGCCCCACCTTTAGTCATAACAACCTGCGACAAGTCTGCAATCTCACCACTTTTATCTACCGGTATAATAGTCTGTAATGAATTATAATCAAGATTATTCAAATATTTAGAAGGTATGAAATTCAAAAATACAGAAGATACTCTACTTAAACCAAGTGAAAAGTTTAGTACTGCGTTTGTTGAATTAATAGTAGAATAATAACCCGTGAAAGAATTGTATTCGAGTGGGGCAGTAGGTAAAGCACCCTGCGGTTCATTTAGTTCACATGTAAGTTTTAGTTCAGTTAATTCATAGAAAGCACCAGTAAGACCATTAGTAGTAGCGTCGCCGTCTTTATCAAACAAAACTGCACTATCAGGTGCGAGGTGAATATCCATAGTCAAACCACCGCAGCCCGTTTCACCTGATAGATTAATAGCACCAGAACCTAAAAGTAGTCCAGTTGGTATATGAATACAGAATTCATTTGAATTAGCACCAGTACCCTCTTTAATTACTGAAGTTCGCTGACCGCTGATAGAAGGTAGTGATAGACCCGTTTCACCATACTGATTAATTAGTGATTTTTCGTCATTAATAACACCAAAATAACTAGAATAGAACCTATTCGCATGACGAAGGTGTTCTATCGTTGCCTTACTGGTAGCAGATTTAAGAACTACTTGGTCTATCATAGACCATAGACCTATTTTAGAATCCATACTTAATCTATCACCGGCAACAGGCCCACGGGCAGAAGTTTCATAAGCGTGAAAACGTCCAGATACTCTAACAGTTCTGGGTAGCAACATGGCCTCTTGTTCTGCAATTGTAAAACTAACTACTGGTCTACCATTACGGTATGAATGACTGGCGTTTCCATTTGAAGGCTGAATAGAAAGATAACGATTACTCATATTTTATTTATACTATTTGAAATATAAATATTTTTATAAAAAGAAAATTAAACAAAATAAACACTTAATTTTAATCGAGTAGATTCTTAAACTTCTACTGTAATATTATCACCTCTAATTTTAATACGTCTTAAATGAAATACGAAATTATTCCATAACTTATTTTTAGTGGGTGTAGCACCTTGGTAATTTACCTGAAGATTAAAATCTTTATTACGAGTATCATATACACCTGAAACACCACCAGCAGTTAGACACAGGGCACGGGCTACTACGAAGTTTCTGTTAAAGTCTGCAAGAGACCTAACATTAATACCCGCCTGAACCAAAGCCTTTTGAGTTTCAATAATCGGTTGGGCTGAAATAGAAGTCTTTGACGAAGTCTTACGGCAGTCTACCGCTCTTGAAGGTTGAAGTCGCCCGTCATATACAAACTGAAAGTCGCTGATATAATCACTGATACCCCTGAACTGATCGCCTGCAAGTAGCTGACCGTCTTCATTAGCATTCGCACCAATATCGTATGTACCCTTCGCACCAATACGTTCTTTACTACTGTATACAGTAGCGTCAGTAGGTATGCAGATAATTGACTTCGCCCTAACATTATTAAGAGGTAGACGAATATTAGCAACTGTATCAAGAGCATTTTGAGAATACTTGTAATTAGTCATAGAAAGAATATCATTAACAATAGCACCGCTTTCTTTCATTTTACTAGTTAAATCATTAATGTAGTTAGAACCCATATCAACCTCTTGAACTACAAGTTCAACGTTTGAGAGTGAATATGTAGCGTCATAAGAACCAGAAGGCGACGCCAGAACACTATCACTATACATAAACCACTCTTTCTTAACAATAGGCCCGTCTTCGCCCTTTACCTCCGCTTTTAATGTAATCTTTAGTAAATCAACCTTACCCAGTTCACTATCTAATTCAATTGAATCAATAACAGGGTCAGCACCAGTAAGAGAAGAGACTGACGCATTATTAGGTGATACAAAATTAATACGTTCACCTGCAACAAAACCACATGAAGCAGGTGTATTATTTGAGTTAGTTAGAGCCTCTACATAAAATACGGTCGCACTAGCGTTATCACCCCAGTCGTTTGGTGCGTCTCTTGAACCATTTAGAGAATGAAACCTTGGGTTAAGACGGTATCTCTTATGACGAGAAACATTATCTAACTGGGTTAGAACTCTTGGGGCGTCTTCGAGTGTAATAACAATTTCAAGACCAGTAAACATATTAGGCCATATTTTATTACTTCTAAAAATTCCAGTTTCTAATGGTAAACATAATTTACATGTAAGAAAATTAGTATTATCAAAATCGCCATTTGTATTACCACCTGCATAATCGGGTGAAGAATACGGGTTTGTAAGTGTATCAGCACATTCACTACGAGTAGTTCCAAGAGTTCCACGGTTCTGGGGCGTCCATACAGTAGACCCCTCGGTCATAGCTCTCTTACGTCTTTCACTTTCATTAGTATCATAATCTCTCATAACAGATACAATAGAGTTATAGTCTTGAATTTCTTCAAGTAAAACTGAACCCGTTTCTGGTGAAGAATAGATACGAATATCTCTAATAAGAGACTGGCCTCCAAGACGGGGGTCTAGTTGAAGACGGGTAGCGTCATGAGTAGACTGATCGGGCATTTGAATCTTAAAATCACCTTGAAGATAACATTCTTCTGGTTGAATAAACTTGGTAGTAGGTGGTACTTTAATACGAAGTTCTTGACCTCCGGTAAAGTTTAAACCATTTACAACAGGCACAGAGGTAGAAGTTTGTTCTATAGGTATAGAGTTTTCAGCACGCCAGAAAGATACAGACATTTGTTTTATAACTTAATAGATATAAAAATAAATTATTAAAAAAAAATTATGAAAATAAAATTATTACATTTGAGCCTGACGACCTACTGCAAGAGTTCCAGCACCACTTTCACTAGCAGTAGCAACAGCCTGAACTTGGGCGGGGCCTTCGTCTTTCTCACTCTGTTGTTCTTGTTGTTCTAGTTTTTTCTGTTTACCAGCAGCAGTTTCATAACCAGATACAGCACTTTCAGTACCAGCACCTATTTCTGCAATATCACCAAACGCCTTTAACCCTAACCCTACGGCAGCACCAACAGGCCCACCAAAAGTCATTAAACCAGTTCCAACCATATCTAAACCAGCACCACCCATATCTGCAACATTAGCAATTTTATCCATGGTAGACATTTTACCCCAGTTCGCTTTATCTTGGGCGATATCTAAACCAATAGTACCTATATCACCTACAACACCAAGGGCAGACGAAAGTTTACCAGCAGACTTACCTAATGTTTGGGCGGTCTCTTCACCAGTTATTTCACCCGCTTTAACAAACTTCGCAGTATCACCCCCACCTACTACTATATCTTTGGTCGCCTTGATAGGTGTACCTAACGCCTTTACATTTTTAGCGGTAGCAACCCCTTGGGCTACTGCGGTCGCATGTTGACCTGCGTCTTTTAGAGCATTAGTATTAGCGTCGCCTTGGGCTTCACTTTCAAGACCTTCAGCAGATAGTTTATCACCTAATAGATTCTTTGTTCTCTGTTTATTGTATAACTCTACATTTTTGTTATAGTCATTTAGATTAGCTGTATATGAGGCGTCGTTTGTTCTATCAGTTGCACCAAATTCCATTTTATAATATTTATTATATTTAAATTATTTAATTAATATTTTTACTTAATTATTTATTTTTCTTCGTCCTCGATAACTTCTGCATTATTTTTAGGGTATAGTTTTTCATTAAAGTTAAGCCAGATTTCAGCAGGGTTTTCAGTTAATTTCAAAGTCATAAAATCATATCTTTTTTTGGTACATGTTAGATACGCTTCTCTAAAGTTATCTTTACCGTCTTGATTAAACATACCTGAATATTGTTCACTTAATTTTTCGTATTCAGCTTGGTTAGTTAACCTACCACATAATACCCAGTTGGCGTTGGCTCTCACAGTAGGCGATACTTTTTTTAGTAGCTGACTACTCATAATTAATAAATCTATATTGTAATGACGGTATCTACTACTTAAATTATTTAATGCAGTAGTCTTCTCACCTAAACAATCGTCTAATACTAAACACATACTAGGCATATCTTCTTTTTCAAATTGATTCTGTCTTTTTACAATATCTTTAATTAAATCGTCATTATAATAATCATAAGTATCAAAGGCTTGTTTTATAAATCTACTTGTTTGATCGTTATTAATAGTCGGTGATATTACTACTGTTTCGTCAAAGAAATCTTGACCGTAAAAATCTTTATTTAATAACATGTTAGAAATAATTGTAGACTTACCAGTTTTAGTCGGCATAATCATTAGTACTAATGACGGGGGTTGAGGTAAATTCGGGTGAAGAGCCCGTTGTTTAGTATTAGGTGGGTCTACAACTTTGAGAATTTTTAATTGTTTACTCATTATATTTATAGTATATATATTATTTTTTTTTAGATTTTTTAACTAAATGAACCTTATCTATTTTATACGCTTTAGATTTAGGGTTGATACTCGCATATACCCTAGCCATAGCCCACGCCTCTGGTGAAGTAATTTGAGGTCTAACAGATTGAGGGTTTGTTTTATATGCACCAATACCTTTCTTATATATGATTTTTAAACCTTTTAATTCATACCCAGTAATATCACTTATTTCTTTTAATGAATGAGGTGTTGATAATGGTTTAAAATTATATTTACGATTAAAATCTTGTTTGTAGGTCATTTATATTACTTAATTATTATTATTCTGTTCTTCATTTTCTTCTCTAAACTCTAAACAATACTCACATAGATATTCATTAAAATTATCATATAAAATAATCTCGTCGTCAGTACCATAACAGTCGCATACTTCACAGTATTTAACTTCGTGAACTTCTAAATAATTTAACATATTACAGTTAGATTGTTGAGTTTCTTCTAAATTAAACTGTAATGACCTACATTTTTTTTTTAAAATATCTATTTGTTTTAAATATTCTTTTTGTTGAATAAGTAAAATATTATTTATAATATCACATGGTAATTTATCCATTTATAGTATACCTGCATAATTTAATCAAAAAATAAACTAAATATTAAATCTTCAGGTATTCTATATTTATCATATTGATTTATAGTTTTTCTCGCACCTTTTATAATTAAATGACCGTATTGTTTTCTTAATTCTGCATTATTGATAGCCATTAATTTACCATTTATTTCTGCATAATGTATAGTACCTAAATTATTTTTATGTTTACCATTAACCATATTACCACATTTTTTTTTACAGGTAAGAGGTATAAAGTCTTTTTTATTAGTCCATATACGAGTAGGTTTTCTATAACCCCAGTCGCTATACATACAATAATCTACAACTACATTATATCTATCTTTCATGTAAGGTCTTTCTTTCATTCTACTAGTTGCAGGGTTTTCAATAAAATAATATTCAGGGTTAAAATATTCAATAATTTCTAAAGTCTTTAAAACTAATTTATCGTCTTCTTTCATTTCTGCCTCTTGAATTTCTCTAGTATATATTTTACCTTTTCTCATACGACCTAAATGACAGTCTTGTAATTTAGAATAATTGGTACATGGTGGCGAGGCCCATACAATATCAAAAGTATCTTTGGGGTATTGTTTATAATCAAACTGCATAATATCTACTTTATGAGTTGCAGGTAATATCATATCAACGCTTACACTATCCCACCCTATTGAATCACATACTTTACCAACTGAACCAGTTCCACTAAAAATCTCTAATACTTTTACCATTATAATATAAACAATATATTAAATTATGCATAATCAAACCAAAGTCTTCAAAGTCTTCAAACTTTGCAGACGTCTACGAAAATATCAAGAATAAAAGTAAAATTGTAATATCAAGAACACCCATTTCATACTTTTATATTTTGAGATTTTATTTTTTATTTTTTGTAGACTTTGTAGACTTTGAAGACTTTGGTAATAAAATAGTAGTTGTTTGTTAATTGTTTATGACGGTAGTATATAGTAAAAGTGAAAGTCTGTAAAAATGAGAGTGATATTATTTTTGTAGACTTGGGTCTGTAAAATTGTAGACTTTAGAAACAATCATTAAAATAACCAGCCTCACCATATTTAGGGGGTTGAGCGGGGTTGACTGCATTTTGAACTGTATGGCGATAAATAGACTTTTGTTCTTCTTCTTTCTTCTTCTTTTCTTTTCTCGCTTTACGCTTGGTATCATAACCTTCAATCGCTCTCTGTTGTAATTCAATTAACATATCAGGCGGTATATCTTCAAAAGATAAAGTTTTTTTATTTTCAAAGGGTACTGGTTTAGGTTTATCTTCAACTTCTTCTCTTAACTGTTGTAGTTCTTTCTTTGTTTTTTTAACTTTTAATTCTTTGATTTCTTGTTTCTCTTTCGCTTTCGCCCTTCTATTAGCGAGGGCCTTTTCTCTACCTAATCGTAGTCTTTCTTTTTGTTCTTCACTAATAACTCTTTTCTTCTTTACTGGTTTCTCTACCTTCTTCTCTACAAAAATATCTTCTTCAGGTATTAGAGGTTTCTCTTGAACTGATACTAATATATTATCTGGTTCTTCTTTTTTAACCTGTTCGCTCATGGTAAGCTCTGCATTATCTTCGTCGCTTTCAACCTCTTCTTTTAATTGTTCTGGTTCTTCTTGTATAAAATCTACTTCTATCTGCGGTAATAATTCCATTTTACTTAATGAAATATATTAATTATTTTGTATAAATTATTAAAAATATGTGAAATTTTGTATAAAATATAAATGTAAAAAATCTAATTAATGAATTTCTTTAAAACCAACCATAGCCCCACCCTTTACTAATATTATCTTCATTATATTTTTCCATTTCTTTTCTTCTTCTATCTAATTCATGTATACGGTTTTTAATAATAGATACGTCGTTTCTTATCGTCTTTAAGTCTTTCATTAAATCTTTAATTTGAAAAAGTACCTCTTCGATAGGTTTAACTTTACTATCTTCTGTATTTAGATTATTTAGGTCTCTGGTTAAAGAAGTCATTTATTATTTATGAGAGATAAAAAATTATCGCTGTTAATATATAAATAAAATGTCAAACGATACAGGTATATTACAACAGTTTAATATAAATGAACTCGCCGGTGCGACGGGTTTAATACTAGGGGCGTTAGGTGGTATACTGGCTATTATATTTAAGAGTCGTTGTTATTGCAGACTTAATCTCTGTTATTTATGTTTCTGTGAACGTAAGCCCCCACCTGATACAGTAGAAGAGGTAAGTGAAGACGAAGAAAATATTATACCTGTACCAGATAAAAAACCAGATAAAAAACCTGAAAAAATAGATAGAGAAAGTAAAGAAAAAGAACCCGAACCCGAACCATTACCATAATTTATTATACGCCCAGTAGTTAGCGGTGTTCTTATCAAGGTAAGTCAATTCACCTTTTTTATTTTTAATACCTGACGCACGTTTTCTATAGTTATTTCTTCTTTTTTTATCATTATGATCTAATGATTTATATGCACCAATCTTATCTTTAAAATGACCGTAATCTTTATGACCGAAACCTATTCTTTTAAAACCCTTTTTATTATCAGCCTTTACATAGACGAAATATTTTGATTTAGTATTTGTTTTATTAACCCATGGTTTATATAATACTGCATTACCCTGTTTATCTAACGGCATTTATAATAAGTATAATATAATTTAAAAAACCCGTTATTATTTAAAAAATAATATATATGTAAGTATATACATGAATAATCTTACTGACGAAAGAATTAAGAAAATTATCGAGCAGTATGAAAAAAAACGAAACCGAGAAAAAGAGAGATATCAATTAATAAAAGATACAGAAGAATTCATAAATCAAAATCGTGAAAGGGCGAGAAATCATTATCAAAATAATAAAGATATGAAGAAAGAGAAGTATAATAATGATAAAGAGTTCTTAAACTGTAAGGCCAGTTTTTACTATTATAGAAAGATTGATAAGTTAGATTTATTCAAAGAAAAACACCCAGAAAAAGTAAAAGTATTAAGTGATAGAAATATAATAGTTTAATTTTCTAGATAATTAATTTTACCCTTTTTTTAATTTTATATATTTTACTATGTATTAACGTACTAAAATATATTTTAATTGTTTGTTTTATATCATTTAAAGAATCTCAAAATGCGTTTTTATTTAAAGTTTATTTTCTATATTAAGTATATAATAGAATGAACGAAAATAAAATTACAGAAAAATTATCTACATTAATCAATATGAAAACATTTACTCTTACCGAAAGATATGACTGTGTTAACGCTCAAAAATTAATTCATAGTAAAATACTTGACGACGAAACTACAGGGTCATTAAAAAAATATCTTAAACATGGTAAGGGTGGTAAAGTAGAAGTAAATTATACTGTAAATGAAATAGGTAGATTACATATTAAAGTAAAAAGTCTAAAAGACGGTGAGACCTGTATGGCTCAACCTTATATGAAAGGGGTTATCAAGTCTGCATTATGTAAAAAAGAATATGTTGATTTAGATATGGTAAACGCTCACCCTGTATTTTTAGAACAGGTACTAAAAGATAAAGGTTATGAAACACCTATACTAACATATTACAATAGTAAAAGAGATTTATTCTTTAAAAAAATGAGTAAGAAAGGGTTAAGTAGAGATAACTGTAAAATCTTAATTATGAGAATATTCTATAATGGCTCAATAAATTCATTTTGTAAAGAGTATAAAATTAATGCAGAAGACTTACCTCAAACTATTCACGAACTCGATATAGAAATAAAAAAAAATACCAAGGCATTATTAAATACAAATGAACTACTACCTTACAGAATGAAAGCGATTGAAAATAAAGAAGAAAATTATTACAATATAGACGGTACAGCTATGAGTTATTACCTCCAGACTATTGAATGTCGTTGTTTAATGGTAGTATTTGATTATCTAAAAAGTAATAAGTATACAGTAGGTTCATTAATACATGACGGTTTACACCTTAAAAAAATACCTGAATATGAAGAGAATGGTTATGACGAATTAATACAAAGACTAAAACCTCATGTATTCAAAAAAACAGGTATGAATATTGATTTTAAAATAAAAGACTTTTGTTCTATACCTGAATTAGACGAAATGATTGTAGTTGAAACAGATAAAGAAGGTGGGGCATATATTACTGATAAATTAAAAAATGATTATATTATTAGTCAAGAAAGAATCTTTATGAGAATCAATAACGTATGGACTTACAACGATAAAGTAATTAGACGTAATCTAATAAAGGTAATTGGTAATATGAATATTTTTATGGGTAAAGGTGAAGATATAGTACCTTATTCTACTATGGCTAAATCATGTCTTAACATGTTGCAGTTTGTTGAACCAACAGAAGACGAAGATTTTGTAGATAAGTTATGGTCTTCTAACTTATTTAAGTTATGTTTTAAAAATGGTTATTATGATTTTAAACAGGGTAAACTAGTAGATTATGATATTGATACTCATACAGCGATCAAAATTAACCGTGATTATAAAGAACCTAAACCTGAAATTATACAACAAGTATATGATAAAATATTTAACCCTATATTCAATAATGATAAAGAACTAATGAACTGTTGGTTAAATTATATCGCACGTGGTCTTGCAGGTCATATTGAAGATAAAAACTGGGGTGTCGGTATTGGTGAAAGGGACTGCGGTAAAGGTGTATTAGTAGGTATGTTAGAGAATAGTTTTGGTGAATATTGTAGGTCTACTAATAGTGAGAACTTTCTGTTTAAAAGTAATGGTGGTGATAGTGCGAAAGCCTTATCTTGGTTAGTACCATTTGAATTCAAAAGATTATTATTAACTAATGAGATTACAAGAGACGCAGAAGGTAAATATAAAATAAATGGTAATGTATTAAAAAAGTTAAGTTCTGGAGGTGATAAGATTGAAGCCCGTGTAAATCATAAAGACGAAATTAATTTTAAGATACAGGCCCGTGTATGTATGTTCTGTAATGATTTACCACCCATAGAACCGGCAGACGCCAAAGAAATGGCGAACATGTTTAGATACCCTAGTAAGTTCTTAACCCCTGACGACGAACGTTTAAATAAACCATTAATGAGAAAAAAATATACTATTGTAAATGAAGAAGTACAATATGAAAAAGATAAAGAAGGTAATGATATATATGTTAACGTATGCAATTTCTATAAGAAAGACGACGAAATTAAGGCATGGTGTAAAACACCAGAAGTAATAGACGCATTTATTCATATTATATTTAGTGAATATGGTAAAAAACAACCATTATCTAGTGGTATGAAAGAAGAATTAGACGATTTCAAAGAAGAAGAAAAAGAAGAAGATAGGTTTACTGCATTATTCAATTTCATAGGTGATAAAGAATGGAGTGAAGGAAAAGACTGGGTATCAATACCACAGATTAACATGTTATTGAAAAAAGCGAAAATAAATTTATCAGCTCAAAAATATAAAAATTATCTTATGGCGAAAGGTTCTATTAAAGGTAAAAGACTAAATGAAAATAATGGTAAAAGAGAATATTGTTGGTTAAATATTCAAGTAAATGAAATGAAGGTAGAAGAGGCATGTATGATAAATGACGACGATAATTAATAATAAGACTTTTTTTTTTTCATATCTTTATCTTTCATTATTGAACCGTCGGGCATTCTATGAGACCCCTTCGGGACTTTTTTCAGTTTGGTTTTTTTTGTATTATTCTCAAAAATATTCTGGTTTATTTTTTTTTTATTTTCTTCTTTATCTTTTAAGTCTCGATAGATACTTGCAGGTGCGGGTACTATTTTACCTTTTGACTTTCTTTTTTTAGGCATTTTATTATAACTTAATAAAATAAATTTATTCTACAATTTCTTCTTTAACTTCTTTAACAACCTCTTTAACTTTTTCAACCGGTTCTTCTTCACTAATGTAAAGACCTTTTAGTTTCATATCTGCGATCATAGATAATGCACGATTCTCTTCTTCAACACAGGCTTCGGGGTGATTTACACCATGTTTAAAAAAATATGCTGCTGCTTGTTTTTTACTAACCATACTTTATTTATAATTTATATTATATATTTTTTTATATTTAATAAATTATAAATAAATGTCTAATTTGATAATATGCAGTAATGAACTATCAACTACAACTGGTATCAGCGAGTTTCAGTCGCCTTTTAGTTTCTCTAACCATTTACAACAACCTTTAAGAATACCTAAAAATAGTGAGATAGCGGTTCAAAGTTTGAAAATTGTAAAAGACGGTTCTATTACATTAAACCCTTCTTCAAGGTGGTATGGTTATTATGGTGTAAAACCTTTGGTTGTAGACCTTAACGCTACGACGTCAGTACCTATACCTACTGGTTTTGATATTGATAGAACAGTATCTTCTTCGGTTCAGGATACCGCACAGAGATTACAGACTGGTATTAATAATGGTGTACCTAACCCTGAAACTTTTGGAATGAATACCGTATCAGTATCGAGGGATACAGACGAAGTATTTGACGGTTTTAAATATGAGTTTAAGGCACGTGGTTCTGGTGCGAGTGATAATAATTTACCTACCACATGGGTTAATAATTATAGTAGAGGAGGTATATCATACGACGCCTCTAATCAAAAAATAAAAGCACTTACATTAGGGTCTAGTAAAGATAAGGTATTTAATGTCGCTATAGGAACAGACCACCCTATTGCACTTAATAACGGTGAGTATATTATGGGTATTGGAGACGCTAACAATACGTCATGGGCGGTAGGTTTAACACGTAGTAGGGCAGTAGGTAAAAACCCTGACTATCTAAATGAGGAGACCAGTAAAATGAGCCAGAATAAAAATATGTTTGGTGATTTTATTGTATCAGCAGTTCAAACAGATAAGACCTCACGTCATATACGTGTTTTTCACGCTGTATATGATACTACTGACGCTGGGTATGACGCTAATAAACCTATGAGTATGGAAGAGATACCATACTGGACTAACGCCAGTAGCGACCTCGCTGGGGCTGAACCTTATGTATGGTCTACTAATACTGCGAATTATGATAAAATTAAAATGGTAGTAAAGAATGAAAAAATATCTGTTTACATTAATGACCCCGTGAAAGGGTTTCAGCTTCTACTACCTGATACTGGTACGAAGGGTACTATATTTAAACCCGTTGCAGATACATGTAGGTGTCTTTACCCTATGGCGTTTATTTCTAGTTATCAAGCAGGAACACCTGCGACTGAAAGATTTCTAACTCTTGAAAAGTTTTCTGGTAGAAATATTGGTATGAAATATGGTATTACAGACTGGTGGGGTTATTTATCTTCAAATGATTTAGAAATTACAAATGCGAAACCAGTAGATACACGACCTTATAATGATATGGGAGGGGCTATAAGTCATGTATACAAGGGTCTTAACGCTTCTGGCTACCCAGATTATAATTTTGTAATGATAGTATTACCTGACGACGGTGGTAAATATAAACCTACAGAAGACGCTAACGCTGATTTAGTTATGGGTTTTGAAAATAAAGCGGTAATTGATACTTATGATTCAACAAATGCGAGTGGTGGGGGTGTATTTAATAGTGTATCTACACCTGAACTTAAATCTACTACTAATGTATTTGTAAGACTTAATAATTTCAATATCACTACTTATAATGCAGGGCGTTCTTCATTCAGTAAAATTATATATTCAGCACCAAGGTTTTCTTCTGGTACAGATCAGTCGGTAGGCTCTTTGTTTCTGGAAAGCCCAGAAAAAACATATATTTCACTTAACAACCCAGACGAGATAGTAGCCAATACCTTTGATATTGATTTAGTTAATGAAGACGAAACACTAGCGACTGACTTGTTAGGTAAGACGGTTGTTCTTCTACATGTTAGACCTTTAAGAGTTTGAAATAATAAAATAAAATATATTTTATAATATAATGAGTGATTTACCAAATATCTCAATTTTAACACCTACATATAATCGTAATAAATTCTTACCTTTATATTTACATAATTTAAAGAACTTAAACTACCCTCATAAAAAAATAGAAGTATGCATAGACGACGACGGTAATGAACCGTTTACAGATAATATTGCAGGTTTACAATTAGATATTTACCCTATGAAATTAGTATATCATAGGTCAAAAAAAAAGAGAACTATTGGAGAAAAAAGAAATAATTTAGTTAAAAAATTATCTTCAAATAAGTTTTTATGTTTTATGGACGACGACGATATATATGATACTGATTATTTAATGTATAGTTATACTATGTTAAAAAAACATAAGGTTGGTTTAGTAGGTAGTTCTTCTATGTTATTTACATACCCCCAAAAAGACTTTATTATGACTGGTATAAGGTGTGGTAATAAAATACAAATACATGAGGCTACTATGTTCTTTACTAAAAAATATTTTAATAGTATGAATGGTTTTGAAAATAGTTCTCAAGGTGAAGGGTGTAAGTTCATACAAAATAATAAAAATGTATTCGATAGTGAAAATGATTTTTTTATGATATGTGTAGCCCATGACGGTAATACAATAGATAAGAAACAATTTGATAGACCTGATTTAAGTGTAGACGATTATTATGAGGGTGAAAAGGCTGAAATATTAAAAGAGATTTTATGTCTAAAATAAAAAAATAATATATAATATTAAATATAAATGGAGTATACTGACTTAACTATATTAGACTGTAATAGACAGCATAGCGTTCAAGTATTATCTGGTAATGATAATAACCCTGCATTATTTACAAATGAATTAGGTAAAGGTGTAGAATTAAATATTGGTGATACAGTATCAATACAAGGTGCATATATTAGTGAAGTAGGGGCTGGTAGTGATACAATTGAATTTAAAGGTGTAGATACTGGTAAAACAAGAACTATCAATTATATTAAAGAAAAAAATGAATACCCTACAAATATAGACGACGTAGACCCAGATACAAGTGAACCTTCTGTACCTCTTATTAACGGTTTTCAACGTATTAAAAGTGAGAAAGATACATTTACTTATACTGTAAAAGATAATGAAACTTATATATCAAAACAATATTATTTAAATACGAATGGTGAAAGTGGTTATACATTTTTACCAAGAAGATTTATATACCCTGACCCTGTAGGAGCAGACCCAATACCTACTTCTATATGGAGCACGGGAGACCAATACGTAGGGGGTAGGTCAACAGAACAAATCGCCGGTCAGTTCGCTTCATGTGATTACATGTTTATAGCTGGTGGCGATTCTCAACAAGAATATAGTATAGATACTGGTTTTTTTAGATTAAGAAGTGATAATAGTAGATTAACATTAATGAGAAGAATGGATTTACTCGCAGAGTTTACATTATTAAGAGATAAAACTATTAGAAATAATGGCGACCCTATACAAGGTTATTACCCAACTAATACAGAACCATGTGAAGACGAATATCAAATATTTACAGATTACTGTAAAATATCATTAGAGGCAGGTTTTAGTTCACCTGAAAATATAGCCAGTCAAATTACTAAACAATTAAAAGAACCTGATACAGGTACAACGTTTTCTATTAAAGATAATCAAGGAAACCCTAGAGATATTACCATAACATATAATAGTAATACTCATAAACCATTTTTATGTGGTAGTATAGATACATTTTCAAGAAAACAACAACTAGCATACGTAAATAGAGACGATTTACAATCTGCACTAAATTATAATTCTAATTTTTACAATATATACTGTAAAAGACCTGAATTAAGAATAACAGGTCAAAGTTTAAACGGTTTATCGCAAGAAGTAGGGTTTACTGTATTAAATGAGGTATTAATCGCAGATAGAAAAACTAAAACTATTAGACTATCATTAGAATGGAATAATGACAATTTAATTCTATTAAGTAATTTCTTTAAGGCCCAGAAATTATACCCTGAATTATTTGATAATGATAATTTTCATGCAATACAACCCAATACAGATACAGTAGATAATAATTCAGTAGATAATACAAGATTTTTACATATTAATAGAGATATAACAGGTAGAACTAAATTAGGTGGTGATAATTTAAATACAACAGATAACGGTTCTGGTAAACCAGCTGAACCAACTAAACAATCAGTACCAATATTCTTTTATTTTGATAAAAGGTATGAAGGTATATATAGTGAAGGTAATAGCACTAATAATTTATCATATGGTTTCGCTACTAAATATACATTAGGTTTAACGTCTTACATAGAATTACACCCTGAACTGATAGGTGGTATAAATGAAGGTGTATTTGGAGACGGGACAAGTATTAAAAAATTACATTCTACTACTAGTATAGGTTTTGATTTTTCATTTAATTCTTATGGTGGTGTATATGCATGTGGTATAAATGGTAGAAGTGATAAAGGTTATTTAGGTGTAAATAAATGGGCTATATTGAATGCAGAGAAAACAACAGCACCAAAAATAGAAGCTATAAAACCTATTTCTGGTTTCTTAAGATATAATTATGTAGGAGCAGATAACCCTTTATTTAAATATGACCCAGATCAACAAAGATTTTATTTTTCTAATTTACATACACCAGAATTAGCGGGTCAAAGTGCGGTGGGTGCAGGGGATAATTTAAAGGGTGAAGAAAGAGAGGATAATACTCAAAATGGTGGGGCGGTAGTTTATAAGGTAAATAAACGAGTTAGTAAATATACTTATACGCCTGATATGAGACCTTATGTAAATGAAGTACCGGCGACATATAAACCTACCGGTATGACGTCAGGTATAAGAAATCTAGTAGTTAAGAATCGTAATATAAACTCATGGTCTATCTTTGATAGTGTATCGGGTGTATATTTTACTGATTTAGGTTATGATAAAGAAGATTTTAGAAATTCTATGTGGGGTATATTAGGGTTTACATACGACCAGTTATTCAGCCCAGAAACTTCTTCTAATAATAGAACTGTAAGAGTAAGTAGTGATAATAAAAATAATTTAAATATTATTACAACAAACGCAACAGTAGTACCAAGTGATTTAAGAAACTATATAGTAAATGAATATGGTGCGGTGTATTTTACAAACCAGATACCGTCTTCTTCTGTTATTACTTCTACTACTGTACCAACAAAAATAGAAATGACCCCTGCAATATCGCAGGCTACTGGTAGTATAAATATATTAGCTCAAAACTTACCTAGAAAAATGTTAAGACCTTATTATACTATAAGAAGTGATATCATAGATAACAACCCATATATCGGTGGTATCAATAGTAAGACTACATTACCAGTTGTAGGTATATGTGATAAACAATACTCTGGGGGTGATTATTATTTTGGTAGTGATAATGAGTTTACATTTACTATAACTAAAAAGAAAGTTATTACTTCTATTACAACTGCAATAACAGACCCCAACCAAACATTCGCACGAGTAGATAATGATAGTGCAGTAATTTATAAGGTAATTAAAAATATTACCCAAGATACAGATATCATTTCAAAATATTTACAAAGTCTCGATAAAAAAAAATAATTTATTAAAGTATATGTTTATTAAAATTAATATTACACCTGATTTTATTTTAGAGGCGGGTTTAATTTATTATATTTATTATCTAACCTATATTAAAACATGTTAGAAGAATTAGAAGAACTCAAATCATTTCTGGCTCGCCGTGGTGAAGTTGACCTACTGAATGTATTAAAACATATAGAAGAAGAATATGAAAAATCTATTGACCCTGACTATAACCCTGAAACTGATAGTGAAGAATATACAACTGATAGTGAAGACGAAGGTAATAATGATTTAATAGAAGAACTTGTTGAAGTAAACCCAAGTTTAAATGGTTTCTGTAGTTTATCTTGATAATATATACCTTTAATCTCTGTTTTTACCTCTTTTTAAGTATTAATATGGTTAAATAACCCTTTTAATCTAATAATATACCTCTTTTAACACTTAAAGAAACATAAAACACGTGTTTTATTAGTCTTTAAACCCTATTTTAGTCATTATTTAAGTTTAATACCCTATTTTTAAGGTATAATAGTCATAATATAAGTTTAAAGACTATATTTATAATATAATTAAGTATAAAGAATGATATATCAAGGTAGAGAAGGTTCAATATGTTTTTATTATAAAGATTTATTAATCAGTAGCTTCGGTTTAGATAATAAGAAAAATAAAACATTAGATAATTATTTACAACAGGGTACTGAAATGATTTACTCATGTAAAGGTATACCTATTAAACTACAAATTAAAACATATCTACATTTCTGTAATATGATTTATGCACGTAAAAAGAATAATCAACCTATAAGAAGAAGCGACCATATATATTTTCTTAACTGTATTACTGCATTAATGAGATTAAAGATAATTGATAATGACGCTAGTAATGGGTATTATTGTTTTCCTAGAAAGTAATTACTTACTATCTCTTTCTTTTCTTAACCTTTCTTTTTCAGCCTTCTTAAATTCTGCACTAAATTCACCTTTAAGACCACGCTCGGCTATACTTTTTAATTGTGTTTTATAATTATCTAGAAGTTGGTCTAGTTCTTCATATACGTCGTCGTCTAGTTCGATATCTTTCTTTTCTGCGTCTTCTTCTAATTCTTCTACCGCTTCGTCAAATTCATTCTGCATTTTCTTTAATAATGATTTAACGTCTTTATATTCTCCTTCTCTTAATTGTCTATTGTATCGAGCGTATAACTGACCTACTAATATTCTTATAGGTTTCCATGGTTTTTCTTTATCTCTTTGTTCTTTAGCTTCTTTTTGTTTTTGTTTTTTCTTTTCTAATCTATCCGCCAGTATTTTCGCTTTATCTTCTTCACTTATAATTTTTGTAATTCGTTGTTTCTTTTCAGGTACTTTTATATTAAACATTTTATCAATATCATAATTTACAATCTTATTAACAAGTTGAGATTTAGATTCACCTTTACTACGGAGTTCTCTTTCTCTATCTTTAGATAAATTGTATTGATTTACATAATCTCTTAATTCTGCAGTCTTTAATCTATTAATACCGTCCAAACGTTGAAGCTTGTCTTTATTTTTATTAATCTCTTCTTGCGATTTTTTTACTTTCTTTTTCTTAATTAAATTCGCTTTATTTAATGTACCTGTTTCAATTCTTTGAGGTTTAGGTTTATTTAATGTAATAGGTTTCTTTTCTTTTTCTTTTTTTTTATCTACACCTAATTTACTTACTTTCTTTTTTCTAACTAATGGGTTATTTAATCCAGTACCAGCACCGTCGTCTACTAGTAATTTTGCTGGGTTTAATTTACCTACATTTACCTTCTTACCAGCGGGTCTACCACCTATAGAACCTCTAACAACTTTACCCTTTACATTTTTCGGTATTGTAGGGTATGGTATCTTTGCAGGTCTTATATCGTCTTCTTTTTTCATTTTAGGTTTAGGTGGTGGTTTACCAACCTTAACTGGTTTACTTGGTTTACTTACTGGTGGTGGTTTAGGTATGGCCTGTTTTAAAAACGCCTTCTCACCTTCTTTTTTCTGTTTCGCCTGTTGTTTCTTTTTAATTTGTTCTTCTGTAAGAACTTTGGGTTTTGTAAGTTCTTCCGCTTTCTTTAAAGTAATAATACCTTCTCTTCTACTTACCATGGGTTCAATTGATTTTTTTTTATGATTAACTTTATATTTTCTTTTTTGAATTAATGCAATTAAACCATTTCTATCTGTTCCTTTTGGTATAGTTATTTTACTTAAAATGTTATGAGCTCTAATAAGTTTCCTTAATTCTGGGCCAGTTAATTCACCAGTCGGTACAACTTGTTTCGGGGGCATTAGTTTATAATAGTGTAAATAAAATATTTACATATAATATAATGATAAACAAAAGTTTTAGTAAGGGTGATATGTTAGATATTATTCATAGGTTTAATATTGATATACCTAACTGTAATACATTTGATAAATTAAAATTAAGTATATGTCTATGGTCTTATATTAAAAACGTTGAAGAGATAATACCAGATACAGAGGTTTACATGATAAATAATAAAGACGAATTACTGCATTATCTATCTAACCAAAACCCTGATAAATTATTAAGTGTAAAAGAAAAAAACAAGTTAATGAACTTTTGTAAAGAAGTAATTATATACTGTAATAATGGTTATAATTTAGATCGCAGTATATTTAATTCATTTGAAGAAATTTATATACCTTTAAAAGATATGTCTAAATATGGTGATATACCTAGTGTAAGACGGGCTATTAGATTACTTAATAATGACCCCGCTGTTAAAGAAAAGATAATACCTGTTATTTCTAATAAAATGAAAAAACAAATCGAGGTTAAAAAGAAAAAAAAAACAAAAACATATTATACTTTAATTTATAAACAAGGTAATTACTTGATTAATTTTGATTAACATATTCAGCCCAGTCATGAGGTAATGCAGAATTACTATTTACTAATGAAGTTAATTTCTCTAGATATTTAATATCAATATATACTTGGTCTATTACACCTCTTTCTCTATGTTCGTAATCTCTAATTTCAAATTGGTCTTTATTATAAGTCCATACATATAAACCGTCTGTAAATAAGAAGTAAAACTTCCATACTCTTTTATCATTCTCTTTCTGTAAATATTTCAGTTTATTATAACCAAAAAAAGTAGTAGAATAAAAATCATGTTTAAATGTTCTACTTTTTAATTCACCTACTATTTCACTATTTCTAAAATCAACCTGTTTCTTTTCATTTGAATATAACTTTAATGGTTCGTCATTATATATATTCTTATTGAGAAAATATACTACAATCTTTTCACGTATTTTACCATACTTTAAATCTTCTATTAAATTCCACATTTATATAATAACGTAAGATTTTTTTTTTAGAGAAATAAAACGCATTATTCTTCTTGTTGTTTTTTAATGTATACATTCTGGGCTATTTCTGTTGAATGACCCATTACCTTGGCGTCTTTCTCCATTTCTTCTTTTACTTTACCATACTTCGAACTTAAATATATCTTTCTTAACATGGTTGTCGATATTGACTTACCCATTCTCTTTTTAGTTTCTTTTAAAAGTAATTGAGATAATGCATTACGACTTAATGGTTTACCTGTTGAAGATTTAAACAATACACCCATACCATTAATTCTAATATAAAATCTTAATAATTTCTCTAGATCTTTTTCAATAGGTATCGTAATTGATTTATATTTTGAGCTTGTTTTAAAT